CTAGAAATTGGTGACCAGGAGTTCGCCCCGCTCAGAACGAGCTGACCCGCTTGAGCCGACGGTGTAGCGGATCTTCAGCTCCCTTGCCTTCAGGCCATTGAACGCGCTGCGCATCGATGGGATGTCGTTGACGCTCACGACCGCCTTGCCCTTCATCGAACGCATCAGGTCGGCCATCAGCTGGTATTGCTCCAACCCGAAGTCGCTGCCATAGCCTGCGGTGCCGAAGTAAGGTGGGTCCATGTAGAAGAGCGTGTGCGGTCGGTCGTAGCGCCTCACGCAATCGGCCCAGTCCAGGTTCTCGACAGTGACCTGGTGCAGCCTGAGGTGCACCGCGCTAAGGTCTTCCTCAATGCGCAGCAGGTTCAGGCGGCCCTTGCTGGTGGTCGCGGTGCCGAACGTCTGGCCGTCCACCTTGCCGCCGAAGCCGAGCTTTTGCAGGTAGTAGAAGCGCGCGGCGCGCTGTATGTCGGTCAGCGTCTCGGGCGGCGTGCTGGCGGTCCAGCGGTACATCTCACGGCTGGTGAGCGCCCATTTGAACTGCCGGATGAACTCCTCGAGGTGGTGCTGAACGACCCGGTAAAGGCGCACCAGCTCACCGTGCACGTCGTTGAGCACCTCCACCTGGGCGGGCGGCTTCTCGAAGAAGATCGCTGCCGCCCCGGCGAACACCTCCACATAGCACCCATGGTCAGGAAACAAGGGAATGATCTGGCCGGCCAGGCGGCGCTTGCCGCCTATCCACGGCAGCATGGGTTGGGCTCTAGGCCCCAGGAGGTTTTTTGGTTGGGTTGGTTTTGCGTTGGCCATAGGTCTGAAGGGATACAGGCGCTCGATGGCACGCGGGTTGGGGGCTCTCGGCCCTCAGGTGGTTCATGTCCCCACATCGGGGGCATTTGATCTTGAGGGCCGTGTACAGGCCTTCACCGAGTTTCTTGTGGCAACCGCCACATCTGATTTCATTCATTGCAAGCCGATTACGTTGGGTGTAAATCTGCTAGGCTCGCCCCGCTGTCGCGACAGTGGCGGGTCTTGCCTGGCTTGCAGCTCGCTCTGCAGGTTGGGGGCTTGGCCTGGTGTTAGCGCACCTGGCCAGGTCGCCCGTCTTTTTTCTCTGGGCGCTGTCCTATTCCTCTATCGTCAGCGCCGTCAGATCGGGCGCCGGGCCGGTGATCAGACCGGCCTTGAAAAACACCGCATCGCCGACCGTGGCGGTGCCCCTCACACGTTGAACGCCGCCGCCGGGCATGAGCACCGTCACAGTGCCGTCGCCGTGAACGGCCGTCACGTCGCCCACCAGCTCCGGCTCTTGCGGGAACAGCGCACGCAGCGCCAGAAACACGTTGTCTTGAATCACGGTGTCGCCTCCAGGTGTTGCTCCACCCGCAGCTGCTGGCGCACCTTGCCGCCGAATGGGGCCGAGACGCTGACCGAGCGAACCCGGCCGCGCCACGGCACCGCGTGATTCACCTGCAGGAGCTTGCCCGGGTCGATCACGCCGGGCTGGCTGACCCCGGTCAGCACCGGCAGCTCCAGCGTCACAAACTGCTTGAGGCCGGCTGCGCCGACGACCGACCGGCCGCGCATGCGGGCCACCTCGGGCGCAACGATCAGCGGGTCGGTGATGAGGCTGGCCAGCTTGTCGCCCGCCGTGCCCTGGCGCTTGTACAGCGCTCGCGGTGGGTGTGTGGTGCCGCTGACATACACGCCGTTGATGTCGGCGCCGAATACCCGGCTCGTGCCCATCACCAGGACCGCGTCGGGTGCCAGCTCGATGTCGGGCACCACGCTTGGGTCAGCCCAGTTCCAAGGCACGCCCGGCATTCCACCGGTCAAGTCTGGGTATGGGTGGCGGGCCTGCAGGGTGGCCGCGTTGCGGTGGCTCTGCAGGTGACCGCCCGCGCTGGCGACGAGGGCTTGGACGGCAGCAAGCGGTGTGCCGATGTGGCTCCATGCGCCCGCCGGTACCAGCCAGTCTGGCAGGCCCCAATCGAGCGCGAAGCCGGTGAACTCCAACGCGGCCAGGGCCAGCTGCTGAGCCGTGGCGGCGGCGGTGTTGTGGCGGGCGGTTTCCAGAGCGTAGAAGCCGGACAGCAGCGCCGTGGCACTGCGGCCAGAGATCGACGTGCCGTTGCCGCCGAAGGCTTCGGACTTCTCGGGCTCGTCGAGCACGAACTCAAATTGCAGGCCGTCCAGCGTGATCAACACACGGGTGGGCGTTGTGCCGGTGGCGGCCAGCTGGTCAAACACGCTGGGCGGCGCTTCGGCGCTGAACGACCAGCCAAAGGAGCCCTCGGCCGCCGACAGGTTGACACCGAAGATCGGCACCGGCTCCATGGACGGCAGCTTGTGGCAGGTGAGTGAATGGACGGCCATGTAGTACCTCGCGGGCAAGATGAAGAGCGGTGCGCCGGGGGCGGGTGGCAGAGCGCACACGTGCCCGAACACCAGGTCGAGCGGGGCGCCCTGCTCATACGGCGGGCAGGCGAACACGAGATTGAGATCGGGCACATGCGGCTCGAATCCCGGGCCGGTGGGCACCGGTGGCCACACCTCTTTGCCGGGCGGCACCTTTCGCGCTTGCTCCAGTGGTTGATCAAGGCCTCGCCCGGCGGCGCGTGCGCGCTGGTGCAGTTGCAGGGCCAGCGCTTGCAGGCGGTCGGCGATCTGCAGGGCTTGCACGCCACCGGTGTGCGTGAGCCGGGCAATCTGGTGCGGCTGGCTGGCCAGGGCCTGCAGGTGGTCGGCGATCTGGTGCACCTGGGCGGCGTGGGTGCGTACGCGCAGCGTGATCTGGTGCACCTGCGCGCGAGCCGTTTCGATAGGGGTGCCCTGCTCATGCACCTGGGCGCGTTCGCCGCGCACCTGGCCGGTCTGGCCGATGGGCTGCTCGGGCCTGATCTCGCGGGCCTGGGCCTGCTGCATGGGCAGGTCGTGGCCGCCGGGGTGGTGGGCAGCCTGCTGGCTCGGCATGTCCAGCGCCTGCAGGGCCGCCCGGGCGGTCTGGTGCACCTGAGTGCTGCGGGTGCTGACGCGGCGGGGGTTGCGGTTTTCGTAGGCGACCAGACCGCTGCCCGTCAGGGAGAAGCCGAACACGGTGGTGCCGTGCGCGGTGAGTGGGTCGGGTGCTGGCGGCGCGTCTTCGTAGCCGAACACCAGGCTGATCGGCCCACCGGTGTAGCGCGCCCGGCTGAAGACCAGGTTGAGGTCGGCCACGCTCAGGGCTCCGTGATCGTGTGCGTGACGGTGACCACGCCGCCGGTGTACATCATCGCGCTCGGTGGATCCAGCCCGTCGGTGACGATGATCTCGGCGCCGCTACCTGGTGGGCCAGCGGGGCAGTCGTACACAGCCACGCCATCACCATCCACATAGCGGCCCCAGGTGGGCTGTCCCGCGCGGGCTGCATTGCCCACGGCGGGCACCAGGTCCATCTGCGCATCGGTGGCGTGCATCTCGAACGAAACCGACGCCAGCGTGACGATGCACACCGGCGCGTTGGCCGGCGCGGTTTCCGGGTTGGGCGCCATGTCGCCATCGAGTAGCCACAGCGCACCCCCGCCAGCGCCGTCGATGTCGGCGCGCATGGCGAGCAGCCTGTTGCGGCGGGTGCGCAGAGCGAGGCTCATGGGGCGGGTGGCGGGGGCACCACGATGTCGGTCGTGACTTCGCCGTTGTATTCGCCGGTGTGGTCGAAAGTGATCACGTAATAGGTGGCGGCAGCAACACCAAAAAACTGGTGAGCCCCGTCGGTTCGACCAGACCACTGCTCTGCCACGAGTCGGCCAGTGCGCTGGTTGTGCAGGTGCAGCTTGCGCCGCACCGGCGCGTTACTCGGACTGCCCACGTTGGTGGTTGTGCCAGCGGGCAGGCTGTAAGGCCCGCCGTCAAGCACATTGAAAAGCGTCCGCGCAACTGGGCGGTAGATTGCGGCCATCAGTCGTACCACCCGCTGGTCAGTTCAATGAGGATCTGGCCGTTGCCCCCCTGAGAGCCGAAATTTATCGGCAGGAACACACGATCCCCCGCGCTCGTCACCACCGTTTGAGGGACAAGGTGTGTGAACGGCGCGTTGAACATGGGCAACCGGACACCCGGAACCTCACCACGCACGATGCCTGGTGCTGCTCCGTCGTTGACGTGCAGCGGACTGGGTGAGATCACCACAGTGCTGCCAGCGGTCTGGAAACCAGCGCCGCCGACAATGCCCCCAGCGCGTGGACCTACCAGGGCTTGCGGTTGCGCAGTCCCAGAGCCCGACTGAGCACGAGCGGCAGACACTTGGTAGCTGGTCGAGAGCAGACCGTAGACGTCGACAATGCCGATCCGCCCCGTGGTCGACGTCCCAGACCCTGCGCTCGAAGCGCCGGCCACCAGCGCACCGTATGCATCCCCCGCGTAGTAAGGGACGATGTCGCCAAAGCCCTGCCCGGCCAGCAGGCTGACCGTTGATCCGTACTGGGTGAACACCCAAATGAACCTGTCGTTGCCGACCACGCACCACTGCTTGGCCGTTGCGCTGTTTGGGCCCTTGTGCCAATACAGACCGCCCGACACTTGCGCGGCGGTGGGAGCGAGGCCGGAATAGGTGTCCACGTCCGTCGCCGACTCCGCCATCACGATCCGCGCATCTGTCACCGTGCTGCCATTGGCGTGGCTGTCGTTGACACGCAGCAGCATGGCCGTGGCCTCCGGCGCGCTGCGCGCAAAGATTGCCACGTTGGTGCCGGTGTGCGGCTCGGTCCACCCCAGTGGGGCGCGCTTGGCGCTCATGGTGCCGGTGTAGGTGCCGTCGGCCACGCCGGGGGCGGCGAACGTGAAGGTGTTCGTGGCCACGCTCAGGGGCTGTTTGCGGCCGTTCAACAAGGCTTCACCACTGCCCTCGATCAGCAGCAACTTGCCGTAGGTGGCGCTGTAACCGTGTGAGGCTGCTGTCGCAGTGGCCACGCCGCTGGCCACTGCGATGCTGGTCACCGTCTTGGAGTTGAACCCGTTCTTGGCGCAAGCGCGAATCACCTCCAGCAAGCTGGCCGTCACGTTGTTGAGCGTGGGCGCGCCGGTCTCGCTGCTGTCGAAGTAGTTGGGCTGAGAGGTTGGGAGTGTCATGGTTGTGAGGCTCAGGCCGGGTTGTCGACGTCAGACCGGAAGGCCACGATGGCGCGGTCGTTGGCCACGGTGGCAGGGCCTTGCAGAATGGCCAGTGCCTCCCAGAACGCGGTCCCGCAGGCTGCGGTGTTGAAACGCAGCACGTTGCCAACGGACCAGCCGCCGCCGTGCGCCAGTGTCGGGATGGACCAATACGGCACATCGGTGTTCGGGTTCATGGGCTCAATCGCCGCCGTGGTGGTGACGTTGGTCAGCACCTGGCCGACGTGCTCTCCGATCACATTCACCGTCGTCGCGCCGGTGCGGATGAGCGCCCACCGCTCCTCAATTGATCCTCGGTTGGTGACCACGGGCGGGTAGTCAACATGGTTGAACTGCGCGGCGGGGGCGCTGCCGATCAGGCTGTCGGACCACTCACCCGTCCAGGTGGTCTGCTCGAAGAAGTTGTGTGCACGCGCGAACAGGTCGCCCTTGCGCAGCTTGCTGCTGACGAACGACGTGTCGGCCGGGAAGTCGTGGGTGAGGCCGGTGACGGTGGAGAAATCAAGCCGGCCGCTGATGTCGGCGACGGCGATCTCAAGCTCGTCTTCGATGCGGTGAAACACGGTGAGCGGCTGGTCGATGCCGGTCAGGTCGGACTCGACGGGCACCACGAACGTGCCCGCGTCGAAGTCCACCTCGTACAGCGCGCCCGGCACCTTGACGCCTGCGGGTGTGCGCGCGTCCACCGCGGCAATGCGCTCGCGGCCCAGGTCGTACACGGTGCCTTTGACCAGCGGGTTGGGCAGCGCAGTGGGCAGTGTGTTGTGCACCAGGGCGTGCTCACCCGAGTGGTACACAGGCACCTCACCATCAATGGGGATGCGCTTGGTGCTGATGCCGAGCAGGGCTTCATTTTTCGGGACGTACTGCTGGAACACCGCGCTGTAGGTGAGTTCGTCGGCGCGAACCGCTTCGCCGTCTTCGGCGCCCGCGCCCAGGCCCGCAACAGACCACACCACGATGCCGCGCAGCGCGTCCACCACGCCGGTGAAGTCGCCAGTGAGCACGCCCGCGTTGTCGGCGGATGACGTGAGGTCGGCGGCCTGCTGAAAAAAGTTGCCCTGCTTGATGGGTGCCGATGCCACGCGGTAGACACCACCGAACACATCGAGCGCACCGCGCGCGTCGTGGGCCGCGTTGCGCCAGGTGATGGCGTTGGCGCCGCCGGCCGGCACGGTGGTGAAGTTGATGCGGCCCTCGGTGCTCGCGCTGCCGGCTGCGGTGGCGGCGCCGGTGGTGGGGTTCCAGCCGCGGAACAGGGCGCCATCTCGGGTGAAGTGTTTCTCACCCGCCCAGTCAAACGCGATGCCGTTGGTGACCAGGGTGAGCCCTTCGGGTGGCGTGGTGTCGATGTACCAGGTGGGCTCGACACTCAGGCTCACGGCCGCGCCGCCGCTGGCGGGCTGGTAGCCGATCTCGATGACGCCATCCAGATCGAGCGCATAGTCCACCGAGGTGGACTCGGTCTTGTAGTAGTAGCGGTCTTGCGTTGCGTAGGGCATGTGTTTATCCCATGCTCACCGTGGGCTGCGCGGCGAGCTGCTTGGTCTTGGTGTGGCGCGTCACGGTGATGGCGCTGGCGCCGTTCAGGAGCATCACGCCGGTGGTGTTGTTGATCTGTCCGATGAGCACTGAACCTGCATACACGTCGGTGCCCACGCTGCGGCAGGCGTAGGCCTTGGCCGTGCCGCCCACCGAGCCCACCACCTTGAAGCGCACCGAGCTGGCCAGCGGCGCCGTTGCCAGGGTGTATTGCCCGCCACCGTCGTTCGTGAAGCCGGTCTCTTCGGCGGCGGCCGTGTAGTCAATGTCCACCGGGCCGGTGGGCATCGTGTCGGGCGAGAAGGCGAACTGATAGCCGCCGCCCTCCACGCGCTCCACTGCGCCCACTTGCGCGGGGCCGGTGACGGTGCCGTTGGCGGCCACGGTGGCGGTCTGCACGCTGGTGCCGCCCGCGCCGATGGGCCAGCTGATCGACAGCGTGCCGGGCTGCGGCTGCGTGGCCAGCGCGATGGTGGTCCAGGCGCGCGCGGGCAGGCCGGTGGCGGCGCGGGCGCTGTCGGCCTCGCCCCAGGTGTAGATAAGCAGCCCACCCACGTCGGGCAGCGCGCCCAGGGTGAGCAGGCTTGAGCCGGTGAGGAAAGTGACACTGCCCGTGCCATAGCTGCTGTCGGCGCCCGAGAGCTTGCCCGAGCCGTCGTCCGTCAACTCGTACCACCGGCCCTGTGCCATGTAGCTCACGCTGAGCGTGCCCGGCGCGGGCGGTGGGTCCAGCGGTTGCACCCAGCTGCGGCTCTGGTTGGCCGTGGTGATTTCAATCGCCGCGCTGTGGGCGGTGGCGCCCACCACGGTGGCGGGCTTGAACGCGAGCGTGTTGCTGGCGCTGCCGTAGGCCGGCGCGGTGCCTGCCATGGTGAGCGTGCGCTGGCGGAAGTCCACCAAGCCCACCACGGTGGTGCCCTGCAGCAACTCGCCGGCCAGGTTGGTGGTGAAGGCCGTGGCGCCGTGCTGCATGGTCAGCGTTCCGGGCTCCACTGCGGTGGGCAGCTGCAGCACCGTGCCGGGCGAGAGTGTGAGCGTGACTGCCGGCAGCGTGAACACGCCTGCGGCGGTGCGCGCCAGCGTGGGGCGCGTGACGAGGGGGTACAGATCGGTGATCGGGTCATCGACTGTGGAGGCCGGCACCAGCGGCGAGTAAATGCCACCGGCCACGGTGACCGACTTGTCACCTACCGAGGCCGCCAGCGCGAGAGGCTTCACGGTGTGGAACTTCACGCCCTGGCTTTGCGCCGTGCTGTGCACCACGGCAGCCGTTGCGGCGCTGGGCGTGGCCCGCTGAATCGGCGCGCCGAGCACGTCAAACGGCAAGACACCGCTGAGCGTGCAGGTGCAGAAGTTGATCGGGATGACATCGCCGTCAACCGGCACGCTCAGCGTGGTGGTTACGGTTTTGAGGATCTGCAGGTATTCCTCGGCGCCGCTCGGGTTACGCACCACGACGGTGTCGCCACCCACGGGGAAACCGGCGGCCGGGGCGATGTTGTAGAGCTGCAGCAAGTTGGCCCCAGCAAACTGCGTATCCATGATGCGGCAGATGAGCTTTGGCCCCTTGACCAGGTAGGCCTCAATCGCGGCCTTGGCGTCGTCTCTCTCGTCAAACCAACCGCCGGTCTCGAACACCAGCAAGTTGACCAGCGGGTCGGCGTAGTTTTCCAGCACCACCACGGACGCGCCGAGCAGCAGATCGGTGTTGTCGGTGTGGGCGGCGCCGAAGAGCTTGCGCAGGCGGAAGCGGCCGGACACGTGGTCATCGGTGGACGGGTCGGGGAACACGTTGTTGCTCGCGCCGTCCACCACCTCCACGCCCGTGGCCGCGCCGCCGCCTTCGGGCACGTCGGCCATGACGCTGCTCTCAAGCAGCTTGATGTCGTCTGACAGGATGGCCATGGGGTTACTCGGCCGGGGTATCTGTGGCAGGTGCAGGGGTCTGGGCGTTGGCCACGGCGCTGGCGCCAGCGCTGGCCGCAGCAGCGCCCGCGCTCACGCCTCCGAGCGTTGCGCCGCTGCCGACTTGCACGCCGTCCAGCGCCGCGCCACTACCCAGCGAAAACCCATCGGACTGCGCCCCACGCACGGTGTCCATTCGGTAACGCTCCTGCTCGTTTGCCATCACGGTCTGGGTCTTCTGCCAGCCGAGCCCCAACTTGAACTTCGCCAGGTCAACGCCACGGTCCCACACCTGAAGGAACTTGTTCCACCCGCTGTTCTGGCTGTCAAGCTGGGCCTTGGCCAGCTCCAGCTGTGCCTTGTCGCGGCGCTCCTGTGCTGCTCGGCGCTCGGCGTTGGCCTGCGCCTGCAGGAGAGACTGGCGCGCCGGCTCTGACTCGGCCTGCGGCTGGCCGAGCAGGCCAGCGACGACGCCCTTCGCGAATTCGCTCTTCGACTCATCGGCGAACTTGACCAGCGTCATCATCCGGGTCTGCTCGCGCTTGGTCTTGCCCTCAATCTCCAGCTTGCGCAGCTCGTACTCCATCTCCACCAGCGACTTGCCCGGCGCGGCGGGTGCATAGGCGGGTGCGCCCGTGGCCACAGCCTGGGCGGGCTCGGGCTTGGTGGGGGCGCTGTCGCAGGCGGCCAGTGCGAAGGCGGAAGCGGCGACGAGCGCCAGGCGGATCAGTGAGTGTTTCATTTCGTGGGCTCCTGGAGGGTGGCGTTGAAGGCGGAAATGGCTCGGTCGAGGTCGGTGGGCGCTGACCAGGCGGTGGGCTCGGAAACAGGCTCGGGGGCCACGCCGGCTGGCGCGCGGCTCATGCGCGGGCGTGGCGAGGCTGCAGGCCGTTGGTCTTCCAGCTCGGCAACTCGGTCCTGCAGCCTGGCGACATGGGCGTCCAACACATAGAGGCGGTCCATCACCTCGGCCAGCGCTTCGGCTTCGGTAACAGCGGTCTCGGCCGTGGGCGCTTGCTCAATGCCCGGCTCATTGCTGCAGGTGGCCAGCAGAGCGGGGGCGAACAGCACAACGCCCAGCAGGACGCCGCCGGCAATCGCCTTGCGGTTGGCCTTGGCCCACCAGGTGGTGACGCGCTCGCGCAGCGTGGGCGCATCGGCGGTAGATGTGTCGTTCATGTTCAAGGCTCCAGAAGGTGGCGCGGCTTCGCGCTCAGAGGATCAAAATCCGCACCGTCACGGCAAACGGGTCGGTGGGCTGCGGGTTGAAGTAGTCAACGTCCACGTCGAGCACGATGGCGCCCGCTTCGTTGCGCACCGTGTAACGGCTTGGCCCCTGGAGCAACTCGCTCAGCGGCTCGGCCGTGACGGCGGGTCCGGCGGTGTTGTCCAGCTTGGCGGCATAGACGGTGCCCCGGTGGTTGGCGCTGAGCACGATGCCGGCCTGGTTGCTCCAGGCGCGCAGGGTTTCGAGGTCGCCACGGTCCAGCCAGGCGCGGTCTTGCGCGCCCTGGAGCGTCATGGGGCGGCCGGCCTGCTTGACCCACTCGTCGATGTGCAGCGCGCCGGTGGTGCTGTATTGGGTGGCCATCAGCACGGCCTGCCAAGCGTGCTCGTCGGTCCACAGCAGCGTGCCGGGCAGCTCAAGCGCCAGCGGTGTGCTGCCGGGGCCGGCGCTGGGGTGCGTGAGGGTGATGGTGGGCATGCACGGCATCGTGCCGCGCGCGCGCGATGCCGTCTTTGGAACGCGGGCGGGATATGGGGTCGCCCATGACGGGCTCAGGGGTCCGCCCGCAAGGGGCTCAGGTGCCCGTCCGATGAGGGATCAGGACGGGTTTGCGATCTGGTGCAAGTCGGTCAGCGGCCGGCGGCCAGGCCGGCTTTCTGGAGGGCCTTCACGAGCTTGCGCGCGCCGGATTCGTCGGTCTCCACCGTCTCGGTGCTGCCGCCCACGTTGATGTCCACCGCCACGCGCTGGCCCACCTTCTGCGTGGTCAGTGCCTGGGCCAGCTGGGTGCGGATGTTGCGCCACTCTTCGCGGTCGGCGGCACCCGCTGCGCTGAAGCCGCCGCCGAACCTGTCGAGGTCGCGGTTGACCGTTTCGTTCTGGTCGAGCGCTGCAATGGCGGCCCTGATGTCGTCCGCATCCTCTGGCCCCAAGGTGCCCGCCTTCAGCTCGTCGCGCAGGCGAAAGGCCAGCGTGTTGTCCACCGCGTTCTGGCCGCCAAGCCGCTGCTCGCGCGTGTTGCCCACCACGCTGCCGCCCTCGGGGCCAGCGTATTTGTCGGAGCCGAGCGGGCTCTGGTAATTGGCGTTCGCTGCGGCGAGGTTCTTGGCGGCGGCCGCTGCCTCGGCCGCGCTCTGGGCCATGTTGCGGTAACCGCCGGCCGCGCCGTGGGCGGCGTTGCCCGCGCCGGCCGTGGCGTTGGCTGCGTCGTTCATCGCGCGCACGATGCTCTTGCCGGTGGCGTCCGTGACGATCTCAAGCCCGCGCATGCCGGCCTCGCCCTGCAGCGTGGCGGTGGCCACGCCGCCGTTGGCGGCAATGGCGGCTTCGGCGTAGCGCTGGAACGACTGCTGCAGGCCCTCGGCCGTGGCCTGGCCGCTGGCTTTGATCAGGTCGTAGTCGTTGCGCGCGTTGGTGGCCGCCTGGCTCAACTCGGTCTTGGTCTTGATGCCCATGCGCTCGAAGGCGTTCGACACGTCTTGCGCCGTGGTGGCCGCTGCCTCGCTGGTGCCGCGCAAGGCGTCCTGCATCTGCTGCAGCTTGCCCACAGCAGCCTGCACGTCGCCAGCCTGCAGGGCGGCCTCGTATTCGGTTTTGAGGGCGGCCACCTCGGCGCGGGTCTGGCGCGCGGCTTCGGTCTGCAGGATGGCGGCGGCCTGCGCTTTCTGGCCGAGGGCAGTGGCATCGCCGCCCACTTCTTTCAGGGTCTCGGCCACCGCCTTGAACGTGGCCTCGCTGGTGGCGTTTTGCTTGGCGGCCTCACTGCTGCTCTCGGTGAGCCCGGCCCAGCCGTCGCGGGCGAGCTGTGCGGCGTCGGCCACGTTGCCGAGCGACTCGGTGGCCTTCAGGCCCAGCGCCTCAGACGCGGCCCAGGTGGCGCCGGCCTCGGTCTTGATCTCGTCGGCGGCGGCCTTGTAGCGGGCCGACAGCTCGCCGAAGGTGACCTTGCTGAGCGCCTCGTACATCAACGCGCTGCCCGACTGGATGTTGCTCAGCACGCCCGCGAATGCACTGCCCACCAGGTAGACCAGGCCGAGCACGGTGTTGGCCCCGGCGCTCATCACGCCCCAGACGAGCTTGATGCCGTTGCCGGTGTTGGTGGCGTAGGTCTCCAGCTTGGCGAAGGCTTCGCCCACCTGTGTGGCCGCGCTGGTGACCTGGGCGCCGATGGCGGCCACGTCCACCTCGGCCAGGAACGCCCGGCCCCAGGTCAGCGCAGATTCAAAGCCCTTGGCGATGGCCTCGCCAAACCTGCCCACCGAACCGTTGGCCACGGCCTCGCGCAGGGCGCCTGTGAGCTGCTGGATGCCGTCTTTCAGGATAGGCAGCACCGGGGTGGCCAGCGCCACCTTGACCGTGTCCCAGGCGCTGCCAAAGCCGCTGGCGGCGCCGGTGAGGTTGTCTTCCACGAGGGCGGCAAAGGCAGAGGCGCTCCCGGCGCTCTCGTCCAGCTTGGCTTTGAGCTCGTCCAGCGCGCCAATGCCCTGGTTGAGCAGCGCGCGCAGGGCCGGGCCGGCTTCGGTGCCCACGGCGAGGATGGCTTTTTGCCCGGCGGGGCCACGCTCGGCGAGCTGGCGCAGCGCGACCTCGAAGTCGTTCGTGACGATGCCCATGGCCGCCAGCTCCTGGCGGAACTTGGAGGCCGGGTCGCTGAACTGCGAGAGGATGGCGTTGAGCGCCGTGCCTGCGCGGCTGGCGTCGATGCCGGCGTCGGCAAACTTGCCGATGATCGCGACCGTGGTCTCCAGGCTCAGGCCCAGGCTCACGGCCGTGGGAGCGGCGTAGCTGAGCGCCTGTGCCAGCCCCGTCACGCTGGTGTTGCTGGCGTTGGCGCCGGCAGTGAGCACGTCGGCGATGCGGCCGGACTGATCGGCCTCCAGGTTGAACCCGGCCAGCGTGCGTGTGACGATCTCGGCCGATTCGGCCAGGCCGATCTGCCCGGCCTGCGCGAGTGCCAGGGTGGGCGGCAATGCGGCGATGGATTCCTTGACCGAGAGGCCCGCCCGCGCCAGGTTGCCCAGCGCGTCGGCGCCTTCCTCTGCGCTGAACTTGGTGGTGGCGCCCGCGTCTTCGGCGGCCTTGCGCAGCAGCACCATGTCTTCAGCGGTGGCCCCTGCCACGGCCTTGACCTCGCTGAGCTTGGCCTCCAGCGCGGCGGCGCCCTCCACAGCGCTGGAGAACAGGCGCACGCCGAAGTAGCCGGCAATGGCGATGCCCGCGCCGATGGCCGTGGCCTTGAGCGAGCCGAACACGCTGGACGCCTTGTCCTTGGCGGTGATCAGGATTTCGACGGGTTTGATGGCCATGGTGTGCCTCGCTGGCGGGTCAAGGAAAAACAGCGCCCGCAGGCGCTGTTGTCAGTTCGGGAGCGGCGCGCCGCGTCAGGCGGGGACCGAGCCGCGATAGCGCATGTATTTCGACCGACCGCTGCCGGTCTTGGTGGGGTCGAGCAGCACCTCGCCCTCGATGTCGAGCGTCGAGAAGCTGCTCGCGCTGATGAGGTTGAGGTTCTTCGTCAGGCTCTGCTGCACGCGGAACAGGTGGATGCCGGAGCCCAGGTCACCCATGGCCTCGTTCACGCCCGCGAAATAGAACTCAAGGACCGGGGCGGCGGCGGTCAGCACCTCCAGCAGGTCGTAGCCGCTATGGGCGTAGTCCACCTCGATGCCCAGGCCGGGGAAGTCTTTCGGGTCAAGCGTCGGGTTCGCCGCTTCCCAGGCGGTCAGTGCTGCATCGAGAGCTGTCGATGCGTCGAGCCAAAGCAGGCCGTCGGGGAGCACTTCGAAGTTGCCAGCCGCAGCGATCACCGCGTCTGTGGTGGCGTTGCGAACCACCACAGTGGTGGGGTTGAGGTGCTCCAGCAGCGTCAGACCGCCGGCTTGTGCAACGCGAACTTCAGCAACCACCGTATTGGCAACCACCTCGGTGTGTTGCGCGCGCAGGTTGCGGCCCAAGTTGACGGGGTTCAGGTCTTGCAACTTGGCGGTCATGTTCGCCGAGTTGATGCGCGACACGGTGGCGCGGTTGCCGCCGCCGCTCGACTGATAGTTGACCTGGTTGATCTTGGTTTCATCGAAAGAGAGGATCAACTCTTCCACACCGCCGATGGGCTGCAGGGGCTGGGTGGAGCCGACTTCACGGCCGTAGGTCACGCCGGCCATCAGGGTCGGCCGGAAAATCAAGGTGCTGAGCATGTGGGGCTCCTGTTACAGCGGTTGAAAAGGGGTTGCGCGGGTTGTCATGGCTTGACGATGGCCAGGCTCACCTGAAACATCAGCGGCAGGTACTGCGTGCCGCCCTTGAACACGGGGCCGGGGCCGGGGCGCAGCTGCACCAGGCTGGCGGCGCTGGGCAGGCGAGCACCCATCAGAGCCAGCATCACCCGCATGGCGAGCGGGCCGGCGTCGTTGCGGGCGGCGGCGCCGGTCTTGAGGGTGCGCACGTTGCGGGTCACCACCTCGGCGGCGAAGAGCTGCTGCAGCACGAGGCCCCTGCCGTCACTGCGCTGCTGGCCAGGATCGGTGCCGGGCTTGTGGCCCATGTACACGACGTTGACGGCCGGCACCGGCTGCACCTTGGTGGTGCCCTTACCGTCCTGCTCGGTCTCTCCAAACAGGTCGCTGGGCGTGAGCACGTGCACGGCGGGGCGCACGCTGGCGAGGGCCGTTTTGAGCATGTCCACCAGCTCGTTTTGCAGCACCAGCAGGTCGTCGGGATTGGGCGCGGGCATGTCAGTACCCGTCCCACTCGAAGCGCTTGGCCTGGCTGCGCGCGACCGTCTGGCCCGGTGCCTGGGCCACGGCGGTGTCCGCCTGGCCGAGGCTCACGATGCCCTTGGACACGTCCACCAGGTACTGATCGGCCCAGGCGGTGCCGCGGCGCAGCTCTTCGGGCAGGCTGGCGCCCCAGAGGCGGCGCAGCGCGAGGGCGGCGCACACACCGGGCAGGCTGCTGGCCTCGACCACCTCGGCCGCCAGCGGCATGACGCCCCGGTAACGCGGGAACAGGTAGGTGTCGATGTGGCGGCCGGCTTTGTCGATGGCGTCGTTGAGCCGGATCACGGCCTCGGCCGCGAGGGCCTGGGCCTCTGGTGGCCAGTCGGCCAGGCTCTGCCCCGCCACGGCCGCGCGCAACAGCTCGCCGTCCACGCCGGCTTGGGCAGGGCTGGCGCGCTGCGCCAGCTCTTCCCAGCCGCCGGTGGCGGTGTTGGCAACTTCCGATGCGAGGCAGTACATGGCCGGCTAGGTCAGAGCTGGGGTCAGAGCTTGACGCGGATCAGGTCGCCGGCTGCGGTGGCGGCGTCGAGCGCGCGGGCCAGGGAGGCCCCTGCGGCCAGGGTGATGGCACGGCCCGAGGCGTCGCACTGCACAGCGTCGCCAGCGGTCACGGCGGCACCGGCTTCGACGACGATGATGCCGTGGGTGTCGAGGCCGGCCTGCTCGCCAGCGTCGTAGTTGGCATTGGCCACACCGGGGCAGTAGGCGCCAGCGGCAGGCACGGCGCCGGCTGCGGTGACGAATCGTTGCTTGGTCAGCGCGGCAGCGGCCAGCACAGACATCGTGCAGAGGACGATAGAGGTTTTCATGGGTCAGGCTCCTGAAGGAAACGGAAACGGGTGGGTTTTTCACTGGCTCAACCCCGCCAGGCGCTCATGGCCTGGCGGGGGGCGACTTCGCTTCGGGGGGTTATTCCGTGGGCGCGTCGTCGGCCTGTTCTTCGACCAGCTCAACAAAGCCGCGCAGCCCGAAGGCCTCGCGCTCGGTCAGCTCGACGGTGTCGGCCTTGCGGCCGGTGGCGGGATCAGCGGGGCGCAGCGTGATGCCATTGCGGATGACGCGGCCGGTGACCTTGTAGGTTTCGGCCGCTTCCTCTGCAACCTGGACAAGCTGCGTCGACGTGCTGGCTTCCGGCTTGGCCGCAGGCGGCGCGCGCTTGACTTCGATCACCGGCGCGGCCGGCTTCTTGGAGGGCGCCGCCTTCGCGGCGGCTTTCTTGGCGGTGGCCATGGTGGTGTGCGCCTATCAGCCCGCGTCGGCCACGAGGTAACCGGAGTCAGCGCCCAGCAGGAAGGGCGTGAAGATGTCCGTGTTGCGGATGATCTCCAGCTTTCCGTCTTCGATGCGGGTGTCCACCACAGGCTGGCCCTTCTTGCGCAGCGTGTAGCCGAAGCTGGGCTCGTAGATGCTGCGGGCCGCGCCGGGGTCGGCCACTACACCGGGCACCTCGGGGACGCTCGGCGCGTCGGGCACGAAGGCCAGCACCGCGTTGTTGCCCCAGATGTCGGCGATCACGCCGGCATCGCTGGCGTACACGCCCCGGCCGATGTAGATGCTGGGGATCTCGAAGATCTCGCGAAGGTCGGCGAGCTGCACCAGGCGAGGACGGTTGTCGCTCAAGATGGCCTTGAGCTTGGGGTGCTTCTTGAGGTTGCGCCACATGGCATAGCCGATCACCATGGTGTTCGGGTCTTTCACGATCTTGGCCCGCACGGCGGCCTTGGCGTTGTCGATCACGCCCTCAGGGTCGCCATCGGCGTGGGCAAAGCTGCTGGTGCCGCTGATCGCGATCTTGTTGCTGGCGGCGTAGGTGGCGGCGTTCTGCACCAGGTCGGCCACCATCTTCTCGTGGCGCAGGCGGATGCCCTCGGTCACGCTCATGGTGGCCACTTGCTCCAGCGGGAAGGCGCTCTCGGCGTCTTCGCGGTAGTCAATGGGGTACTCCAGATCGTGCTCGGTCAGGGCGAACGGCACGGTGGCGGTGTCGCCCGGGTTCACGCGGTTGGACTTGGCGCGCAGTGCACGCTCGGTCTGGTAGACCTTGAAGTGGTCCTTGTTGAACACCGGCACGAGGCCGGCTTCTTTGTCCACGCTGGCGAAGGGCATCAGCGCCGTGCCGACGAAGGCGGCGTTGACGTAGCCAACGGCCAGGTTGGTCAGCACCGGGTTGACGATGCGAAGGTTGGAAAGACGGCCCATGGTGGAGGTGCTCCTGGTGGTGGGTGTTGGTGGTGATGGATCAGCCGCGCGCCACGGCGCCAGCGGCGTCGGCGTAGCTCAGCTTGTGTTCGGTGGCGTAGGCGCGGATGCGCTTGTCCAGCGCAATCGTGTCGGCCGGCGTGCCCTCGGCGTACTGCACGCCGTCGGTCTTGTCGGCCTGGCCTTCGGCGGCGCGGTCGCGGCCGGCCTGCTCGCCGAACTCCACGCGCTTGGGCAGCTTGCCGAGGAAGGCTTTGATGGCGGCGCCAATGGTTTGCTCGGCCTCGCCCTCGCCGAACTCGACCACGGTGGCGCTCTCGCCTTCGATCACGGCGGGCTCGGCAAAGTCGAGCAGCGCGGTGACCACGGCTTTGTCGGCCGGGGCGATGCGGGCTTCACCCGCCAGCGTCTCGGCAAACGCGGCGTGTGCGGCGGTGTTGGCCGTCACCGCGCTGTCGCGCAGCTTGGCCTTGGCAGCGGCCAGGTCGGCTTCGAGCTGGGTGTTGCGCTGTTCGAGCGCGGCTTTCTCTTCAGGGGTCACGGCGGTGCTCTCCAGTTGGGTGGCTTCAGAAAAACGGGGTGTTTGGGTTTCGCGCTGGGCGTCGCGCTCGGCCCGGGCTCGGGCGAGGGATTCGGCGGCGCTGTCCAGGCGCCAGGCGGGCAGCACCTTGTCGGCGGCTTCGGCGCCCTCTTTTTCAATGAGGTGATCGCGCAGGGTCTTGAAGAGCGAGACCAGGCCTTCGGTGGCCCAGAGCAGCTGCTCGCTTCCTTCGGCGAAGTCGAGCTCCAGCTCAATGCAATCGGCGTCGTCGGAGAACTCGATGGGCTTGAGACCCTTCACAGCCGGCGGCTGTGCACCGAGGAAGCCGATGTGGCGCAGGTAGTACACGCCGGGCACCGGGTTGTTGGGGTGGTCTGGCGTGTAGAACGACGAGCTGATTTTTTTGAACGCACCGGACTTCACCAGATCGGCAAACTCCGGGTTGACCTGGTGCGGCTCGGCAAACATGTCGGTGCCCACGGCGGCCAGCGACTTGACCCAGCCGTAGGCGGGAGCGTCGGTCTTGGGGTGACCGACCACCAGCGCGGCTTCGGACAGCGCTGGGTCGTAAGCCTCCGCCGAGGCGAGTAGCTGGGCTTCGGTGAAATCGGCGGTCAGGCCGCTGGAGGCGGTGTGACGGCCGGCTTTGAAGTTGTGGATTCGACGCATGGGGGCCATGGTCGGGGGTCGCGCGAAGCTTGTATTGCGAACGCGGGCGGGATTTGAAGCGCTTTTTGCGCGCCAGGGCCTCTAGATCGCGTCATGACGCGGTTAAGAAGCTGCGCCGGTACCAGCGCAGCCGCCTGGGGTCCAAGCGCGTGCGCGGGCCTGTTTTTTTCTCAGTCGAACACGCCGTCGAGCCAGTCTTGCAGCACGTCGTCAATCGCCTGCTCGTCGGCGGCGCCCAGCTCGCCCTTTTCGGGGTCGGCGAAGAGCAGGCCACGGCGGGCCATGTGCTTGGTGCCGAACTCGTGATAGGTCGGGTAGTCCTTGTCGAAGCCCACGCGCAGGGTGGTGTCGAACAGCATGCCCGACACCATCCACTGCGGGCCGGTGCGGTCCCACATGTCGCCGCTGCGGTCGAGCAGCTTGCCGCGCCCGCTCTCGGGGTAGCTGGCAATGGTGCTGGGCGTCCAAGCGGCCCAGCGTTGGCCGTCGGGGTCGGTCAGGGTTTCGCGGCGGTCTCGGATTTTGTTTTCCAGCACCGCGCCCAGGTCACTGAACACCGGGCGCAGGTTGCCCATGCGCTTCTGCAGCTGCTGCAGGCTGTCGGCAAACGCGCTGGTGTCGGTGGTGACGTCGATCACTGGTCGCCTTCCAGCAGGCGGCGCGCGGCGGCGGCCAGGTCGGCGGGCACGGCGCGCAGCTTGTCGGCCTGGGCGCGCTGCAAGGCGGCGGCGCGGTCTTTGCCGGGGTTGCCCATGAAGGCCGGGTGCACACCCTCGGGCACCTGCAGCACCTCGCCCGTGCGTGGGTTTTCCCACTCGCGCAGCTTCTCGCGCGGCGGGGTCTTGTCCATGCGCTGGCCGGTGGGCGTGGTGCCGCGCTCGTATTCGCGGCGGCTGACCTGGCGCACGTAGCAGCGGCAGCGGTATGCGTTTTGCGGCATGTGCGTGTTCCACCACGGGTCATCCACCGGCAGCACCAGGTTGTGCCAGGCGGCGTGGCTGTCGCGCACCTTCTCGTCGGCCAGGGTCACATAGCGCAGGTAGGGGAACAGGCGCTTGGTGTCTTGCGCCCGGTCCCACTGGCCGGCCACGGCCGCCTGGCGCACGTTGGTGTCGAAGATCAGCTTCAGGCGTGTGGGGTTGAAGCGGGTGGTCACGGTCTCGCCGGTCACCGGGTCGTCCACTTCGTTCAGGCCCCACCAGCCCTTGCGCGCCAGGGCGCGGCGGGCGTCGCGCATGAAGTCGGTGCGGGTGAGGTCGCCCTCCACGCTGTCGATGATCATCTGCCGCAGCTCGGCCAGCAGGTCCACCGAGGCCAGGCGCGACACGGTGAACTGCAGCGCGTGCTCTTCGGCCTGCAGGTCGGCCCAGCTCCAGGTCTGGGTGATCTGCTTGCGCTCCTTGAGCCATGCGAGCGCGCCCTCGGGCGTGAGGCGGCGCAGCGCGGCGAAGGCTTGGGCGGGGGTCATTCTTCAGCGCTCGACTCAAGCGTGACCGGGGGGTCTAGACGCCCCGTGACCTTGAAGGGAAACGACTGCTCTTCGTAGCTGTGCGCCGCCAGCGCTTCGAAGATCTCTTGATTCACATCGAACCACCAGTCAAGCCAGGGCCGGCGCGCAGCGACATTCATCCCTTCGCCCTCGCCTGGGTTCAGGTAGACGGGGCAAAGGAAGAACCAGCCCTTGTGTGTGTAGGTGATCTTCACGGTCATTCCTCCGCTGGTGGGATGCCAGCCGCCCCGGCCAGGCGGGCGGTGGCGGTGGCGCGGGTGAGGCTGTCGGCGAGCTGGGCCGGGTCCATCTTGTCGAGCAGCTCGGGCAGGCGGTCGATCAGCTGCTGCGCTGTCCAGCCCTCGGAGGCGGCCTGGTCGAGCAGCTGCTGGGCCGGGTCGATCAGCGGGGCCATGGCCGCCTGCCAGCTGTCGGCCAGCTCGGCGTCCACCAGCTCGTCGATGGCGTCGCGCTTGCTGGCGCTGCCCTCGGCGTATTCGGGCAGCTGGTCGGTAGCGGCTTCGCCTTCTGCGGCTGGCTTGGCTGGCTTGCCCCCACCCCTGCC